AGTTGATACCAGCTTCAGAGTAAACTGGCAACACTATCAAAATTGTATTCTATTGACCCAAGGTGGGGACTTAAAGCAGCTTAATACAAAAGTTTATAAGATTGTCGAACTTTAGTTTGGTAATTTAATGAATGGTTATTATATTAATGTCACAAACAAAATTTGATTAGTTATGGATTTAAATGAAATGAGAAACCGACTGTCAGCAATGCAGTCAAAGCAATCCGGTAAAGGCGGCGGAGAAAAAAAATCTGTCTTTTGGAAACCCTCAGTTGGTAAACAAGTAATCCGTGTAGTACCTTCCAAGTACAACAAGAAAAACCCATTCACCGAAATGTATTTCCACTATGGTATTGGTAAAAATACTATGGTATCTCCAATTAATTGGGGTGAAAAAGATCCAATCGTAGAGTTTGCAAAACAATTGCGTACTACTAGCGATAAGGAAAACTGGCGTTTGGCTAAAAAACTTGATCCTAAAATGCGTATCTTTGTTCCTGTTATTGTACGTGGTGAAGAAGCAGAAGGTGTTAAGTTGTGGCAATTTGGTAAGGAATTGTACATGGATTTCTTAAATCTTGCTGATAACGAGGATGTTGGTGATTTCACTGACGTAATGAGTGGTCGTGATATTACATTGACTACTGTAGGTCCTGAAGTGACAGGTACAAACTACAACAAAACAACTATCATGCCTAAAGTTAAAGAAACTTTGTTGGCTGATGATAAAGCAGCAATTACTTCATTGCTTGAGAATCAACCAAATCCTATGGAAGTATTTAAGAAATACTCATATGATGAAATGAAGCAAGCACTTCAAGAATGGTTGACTCCTGAGGATGAGTATGAAGAAGGTGCTATCATCGATGATGAAAAAGAAGAAGAAGTTATTGAAAAACCTTCTAAAACGTATTCTATCAAAACCCCTGTTAAAGAGCAGGTAAGTAAAGCAGACAAATTTGATGCTTTGTTTGAAGAAGAAAACGACGATTTACCATTTTAATTTAAACGTACATGGCAAGAAGTAAAAAAAGCGAATCGCTAACGGCTGCTCTATCCTCTGAACTCAAGTCAAAATTTGATTTGACTAAGTTTAAGGAAAAGAAAATGCTCAATTCAAATGTAAAATTTAAAGAGCAACGATGGATTCCTCTAAGTACTGCATTTCAAGATGTAACATCAGTACCAGGAATTCCAATGGGCCACATTGTACTTCTTCGCGGACACAGTGATACAGGTAAAACAACCGCTATGATTGAAGCAGCGGTTTCAGCTCAGAAAATGGGCGTTTTACCTGTGTTTATTGTAACTGAGATGAAATGGAATTGGGAACACGCTGTTCAAATGGGTCTTCATGTTAATGAGATTGTAGATGAAGCAACAGGTGAAATTTTGAATTACGAAGGTAATTTCATTTATGTTGACCGTGAAACACTACATACTATTGAAGACGTAGCAGCATTTGTTTTGGATTTATTAGATGAACAGAAAAAAGGTAATTTACCTTACGATCTATTGTTCCTATGGGATTCAATTGGATCAGTTCCTTGTGAATTGTCTGTTAAATCAAATAAAAACAACAACGAATGGAATGCTGGTGCAATGTCAACTCAATTCGGTAACAATGTAAACCAAAAAATTACATTATCACGTAAAGAATCATCACCATACACTAATACACTAGTATGTGTTAATAAAGTATGGACTGCAAAAGCAGAAGTACCTATGGGCCAACCAAAGTTGATGAACAAAGGTGGATTTGCAATGTGGTTTGATGCTACATTCGTGGTAACATTTGGTAACATTTCAAATGCTGGTACATCTAAAATCAAAGCGATTAAAGATGGTAAGCAAGTTGAATTTGCTAAACGTACAAACATCCAAATTGATAAGAACCACATTAATGGTGTTCAATCAAGAGGAAAAATTATTATGACTCCACACGGATTCATTAACGATACTGATAAGGAACTTAAAGCATACAAAGATGCACACGCATCTGAGTGGATGAAAGTCCTTGGAGGTATGGATTTCGATATTTTTGAGGAACAAGATCAATTTGAACCTGAAAATATCTTTACACAAGAACCAGATTAACATGAAAAGAAAAGAATTACTTAAGCTCCTTGACAATTTAGTTGAGGAACAGGAAACAGTCTCATCAAATCGATACGATAGAGTACTCCTAATTGATGGTTTAAATTTGTTTTTTAGAAATTTTGCCATGATGAATATTGTAAACCCTCAGGGAGTACACGTAGGGGGCTTAGGTGGATTCATTCGTTCTTTAGGTTCATTAATTAATCAAATTCAACCCACATCAGTGTTTGTAGTATTCGATGGGATGGGTTCTTCCACAAATAGGAAGAACCTACTCCCTGAATACAAATCAGGTCGTAACCAACACCGAATTACAAACTGGGAAGTATTTGAAGATCTAGAGGATGAGGATGATGCTAAGATTAATCAAATAGTTCGAATTGCACATTACTTAAAATGCCTACCTGTTAAAACAGTAGCTATTGATAAAGCAGAAGCCGATGATATTATTGCATACTATAGTCAACATTTACCTGAAAAATATGGGTCTAAATGTTTTATAGTTTCATCGGATAAAGACTTTATACAATTGGTTAATGACGATGTTATAGTGTATAGACCAATCGAAAAGGAATATTACACCAAAGACACCGTTAAAGAAAAATTCGGCGTATTAGCCGATAATTTTATTTTATACAAAATGTTACTTGGAGATAATTCCGATAAAGTGGCAGGTGTAAAAGGTTTAGGAGCTAAAGGGTTATTTAAAAAATTCCCTGAGTTATCTACCGATATACTAAGTTTAGATGACATTTTCTCTATTGCAGAACAAAAATATAAGGAACATGTTATTTATTCTCGCATCGCTTTTGAACGCGATAGATTAGAACAAAATTATAAAATTATGAATCTAAAAGCACCTTTATTAGATGATAACGATAAAGAATTTTTAGAAGCATTTGCAGAAGATGATACTCTAGTTTTGAATACCGAAGCATTTTTACGATTTTACCACGATGATGGTTTGGGCCATCTAATCAAAAACGTTGAGTTTTGGGTTAACGACACTTTTAAAGTATTAAACAGTTTTAAATAAATAAGTTATATGACATTAAGCAATTTATCTCAATATGGATCTGCTTTCCAAATTAAGGTATTATCATCACTATTAACTCATAAAGAGTTCCTACTAAACATCCACGATGTTATCAGTGATGAGTATTTTGATAACCAAGCACACAAATGGATTATCAATGAAATCCTAAAATATTACCAAAAATATCATACAACACCTTCAATGGATGTGTTGAAGGTAGAATTGAAAAAAATCGATAACGAAGTACTACAAGTATCAGTTAAAGAACAACTTCGTGAAGCTTATAAAGCATCAGACGAAGATTTAAAATACATTGAAGAAGAATTTTCTAATTTCTGTAAAAACCAACAGCTTAAAAAAGCGTTGTTATCAAGCGTAAACTTTTTGAACGCGGGAGACTATGATACTATCCGTTCATTGATTGATAACGCATTAAAAGCCGGACAAGACAAAAATGTAGGCCACGAGTACAATAAAGAAGTTGAATCTCGTTATCGAGAAGACCACCGAATTGTAGTACCTAGTCCTTGGGATTCATTTAATACTTTGTTACAAGGAGGATTAGGAAATGGAGACTTTGGTTTGATTTTTGGTAATCCTGGTGGTGGTAAATCTTGGACATTAATTGCTTTAGGTGGTTATGCTGTTAAA